CATGGTACCAGTGACCATGGGCGCTCCGTTAACTAGAAGTTCAACATGAGGATGATCTGCAATCTTCTCTTCCATTTCAGAGATAGACATTAGTTCTTCCCATTCTTCTCCTGATTGAGTATTACGCAGCTTATAGATAGGCATCAATCGCTATCCTTATTCCATTCGAATTGATAATCATCACCAGACTCTTCGTCTTCAACTAATGAAGAAATATCTCTGGTTCTTAATGCACGCTCAACTCTTTTAGAGTTTCGCTTGTTTTCTCTTTCACGAGGATTATCGCTGTATTCGTCGTGATCTGAATAATCGTTTTTACGAAATTTCTTTAGTGCTGATTTACTCATTCTACAATTAGCCCTGGTAGCCCTTCTTTTACGTGATTGATTGTGATACCGTTAAATGGTAACTTCTTATCCTTAATTGCACATAGAAGTTTAGCATCCTCTGGTGCAACTCTTTCTAGTAACTCCACAAACATAGACTCTCTTTTTGCCTGTGGTAGGTTATCATAGAAGCCCTTGATGTAATAACGTAGCTTCTCACACTCTCTAATGAGAACGTGTTCTTGGTCAACTAGATCGTTTGGCTTATAGGGAGGTTCGCCCTCTGGAAGTAACCATACTACGTTTGGATCAAAAGCACCCTGTAGAATGATTCTTAGTTGAATGCTATCGTTAGCTTTTATTGCGTCAATCTTTTCTTGAGTCTTCTTTAATTTAGCAACCTTTGCTAGAAACTCACATAGTCCAATCTGCATTTAATTCTCCTCAGAATTCAGAAATATATTCAGTTAAATTTTTAAGTTTATTTGCCATAAAATAGCTTAGCAATTTACTTCTATCACGATTGTTCTGAGAATTATATTCACACATAACCTTCTCATGAATTTCGCTAGGAGTATAACTAAGATCAATAAGCTGTGCATTACGATGATAGTTCCTTGATACAGTTGTTTCCATATCATTAGGATTCATAGTAATATATTTTTCAATCTTCTTTGCAGTTAATGGTCTCTGTCTTTCTCCGATAACAAAACAGTTATCTGATGAAAGAATATTTGGAACACCATCGCCTGAGTCGCCCTTCATGATATGCTCTTTTAGGAACCTATCTGGATCGTCGTGAGTGATCCATTTCTTTCTGGTAGGGTCATACTGTTTAACATTAGCATACTTGTGCAACTGGATGAAATCCTTGTCTCCTGACAAGATCAAAATCTTTTCTCCAGTATTTAGGCTAGAACCAAATTCTTCGACAAGTGTGCCAATAACATCATCAGCTTCTGCAGACTCAATATCAATTACCTTATAAGGAAAATATTCTTTGAGTTCAGATCTAATCTTATTCATACACTCGAAGATATTCTTCCAGTCTAGTTCTGAGGCTTCTATGTTCTTCTTACGATTGGCTTTATAGTATGGGAAGATCTTTTTGCGCCAATAGTTTGTATTGTCACAAGCGATAACCATTTCGCCATAGTCTTCTTTGAATTTAACTCTGTAGGATCGAAGAGAGTTGAGAATCATATGGCGAACCATATTCTCTTCGAGTTGTGCGTTAGTGTGGTTTCCCAACTGCATTAGTAGGTTGGATAGCATCACTTGATTCAGATCAACGATAATCACGAAACACCTATTCTTCGGTTTCTTCAGCTTCTTCTGGGTCTTTTAAATCTAAACTGATTTCATCTACTATTTTATAAGGAGAGTTCTCGTCAGTTGGTTCTTCGAATATGTTATCAGCTATAACTTGAAACGGATGAAAGATCTCATATTGTTTACATAGCAACGATCTAATTGCTTCAATTAGAAAAGCCCCATCTTTGATATCCTCATCAACATCATCAGCTAAACCAAATCCTGCTATATCTAAATGATTAAAAATGATAGGAGCAAGATTTAATATAGTTTCTTGGATATGATATTGACGCATCATATCCATATTGTGATGTATATCTTCTAGATTTGGTTCCTTAGCAGAATTGTTATGCTGCTTAGGAAATGTAATAACGTTATTTGATTTTCCTGACAAGTATATTACCTTATTCTATACTGAACGTAAAGGTATTTATTCGTGATGATACACTACATTACTACCTGAACCATAAAATTGAAAGTCGTAAATTCTGCAATCTTTATGATTGGTATAGATAGCACCTTCCACAGCTGTTCTTTTATTTTCTGGAACGTAGAAAAGAAAGAATCCACCGCCGCCTGCGCCTAATAGTTTACCACCAATCGCTCCAGCGTTAATAGCCGTGGTATAGATTTGATCGAAATAGTCTTGAGTGATATCTTCACATACTGTTTTCTTTTCAATCCAAGATTCATGAAGTAATTCACCAAACTGATCTAGCTTACCTTTATGAATAAGATCCATAGCAGTATAAGCTTTTTCCTTTTGACACTTTACTTTATTGAACTTTTCAATATCAATAGTCATAGCCTTTTGCTGCTTCTGAAGAATGTTATTAGCATTTCTTCCTCTACCAGAATAGACTAGCATAAGGTTCTTTTCAAGCTTGCCAACGTTCGGATTAGTTAAGCGAACTTCTTCAACATCAACTTCGCCGTTTCTCTTAAACTTTAGAAGATTGAAACCACCGAAAGCAGCTGCGTATTGATCCTGCTTACCGACAGGATAACCGCACTTTTCCATTTCAATCTGACAAGCAATCTCTGCTACGTATCTACGAGTGCTATTATCATATTTGGTAGTGGATAGTGCCTTCACTAGACCAACAGCAAAGGCAGAAGAACTACCAAGACCAGACCCCTTAGTTACAATATCTGAGATTGATGCAACCGTAATCTCTTTATTGATATCATAATACTTTAAAGTCTCACGAGTAATAGCGTGCTGCATCTGCTCAATATCGTGATGTTCTTCTACGTCATCATACATACAACGTACGCCCATATGGGGAACTTTGTGAGCAAAGACATAGATAAACTTGTTAATCGTTACGGAAAGGGCGGCACCGTCATCCCTTTCATAGAATGACGGCATATCGCTACCCCCGCAAAAGAAACAAATACGTAGCGGAGTTCTTGTTAAGATCATGATTATGTCCTATAAACAAACATCTTTTCTGGGAACTTTCTAGAATCAGCATCTGGATACTGATTGACTAGATCCTTCAGCATATGGTTCCACTTGTTCTTAATAAACTCAATGTTATAACGGCTATCAACAAAAAGCTTATTAAACTTAACCATATTAGTTTGGTTGTTATCTCTAACAAGCTGAATAGCAGCATTTAGATTACCAGCAAACATACTAGCGTGAAGGTTCTTATCTTCCATATTGCCGTGGTACATTACGTTTAGCCCACCGGAAGTTTCTGGTAAAGCGCCAAGATTAGGATGAACACATACCAGACCAGCGGACATAGCTTCGAGCATGGCTCTGCAGGATGTTTCTGTCCAAATAGAGGGGTAAGCAAAGATATGAGCCGAGTTAAGACTTTCTCTGAGTTGATCATTGGGAGTAAAACCGTGATAGGTCATCTGTGGATGATTACGGATTCTATCGTATAGAGGTTCAAACTGAGCATCCACTTCATCCCAACCGTAGATCTTAAACGATGAGAATACGTCAAGATGAATATCTGACTGATCGGTTGCTAGAAGCTCGAAAACAGGGACTAGAATTTCTAATCCTCTTTGCGGGGTAGACGTATAAACTAGTCTAATCTTATCGCTAGGCTTCTCTAGAACGCTTTCGGGGGCGGGATCGATACCCGATTCTAGGATAATAGATTTATTATCCATAGGTAGACCGTGAACCAGACAATAACGCTGATACTGCCAGTTAGAGATAAAGACGAACTTATGGTATCTGTCTCTCCAAGCTGGATCTCTAAACTTAGCAGACTCTGGATCTTCTGGTAGATCATGACACCAGAAAATTCTAATCTTATCTTCTTCTAGTTCACGCTCACGAGAACAGATAATCTGACAATTATCTAGAAGATCCTGATCTAGAATGTTTGCTAGTTTACGCTTAGCAAGCTCAGTTCCTCCCTGAGCCTTTTCTGAAATCTCGTTTTCTTCAAACCCCTTCATTATACTTCAATCCTATATCCTGATGCCTTAGCATCGTTATAAAACATCTGAACAGTTTCCTTAGAGAAATCTGTTAGGTTCTTACCCTGTAGATTTAGCTTCTTAATCTGATCATGAAGCATCGTAATAATATGACAACCTGCTTCGTCAGCCATCTGTAGATGATAGATCTCACGACATGAAGCCCAAAGAAACTTGATCTTATCAAACTCTGCTGGTTTGTTATTTGCTTCACCAATACACTGCTTAGTCCATGTAACTGGATTACGTAGTGTATCAGCAACACGACCAGAGAAGATAGAAATAATAACAGGAACGTCTGGATTATTAATATGCTCTAATATATTATGAGTTTGGTTAGGAGTAAAGACTGCGGTTACGTTAACTTTAACACCTTCTTCGTTAAGCAAACGAATCAAACCATAGTTTGGTTCGCCTAACGTATTTGTAACTGGAATCTTTACGAATACATCATAGTTATACTGCTTGCCCCATTCAGCGATCTTCTTAGCCTGTAGATACATATTGTCTGTATCGTCAGCAAATACCTCAAGAGAGATATTTGTGCCAGGGCGAAGGAAAGCCAACTTGTCAATAATAGATCTGGCAAAGTTCTCGTAGTTAGTAATACCAGCTTGACGCATTAGAGTTGGATTAGTAGTGAATCCTGTGACTCTTGGATTCTCAGCAGCCTTTAGAATACCCTCAAAGTCTGCACCATCAGCGTAAATCTCAATCATTGTCCACCTACATTCTGTTCTATAATATTAGCAGCTTCAAGGAGATTCTTAGCATAAAAGTCTGGTTTAATATGCAAGTATTCCGAAGGTGCGTTGTATATTTCACCAAGGTATATAGTCTTTACTCCGGCATTATGTCCGGCAACAACGTCACGCCAAGTATCGCCAATCATCCAGCTACGTTCTTTTGTAACGTGCCATTCTTTAACGATCTTATCTAGCATACCTGATTTTGGTTTATACTCTTCTGTGCCACGAGTTCTCGCAGCCTGAATGGTATCAACGTTTAATTTATTCTTAATGAGAAGATGAATAGCATCCATCGTCTCTTCTGTTGTATAACCATCATCAACGTCTGGTTGATTAGTTACAACATGAAGAGAGAACCCAAGCGAACGCATCTTCTTGACTGCCTCTTCAACTCCATCGATGAAATCGAATTCAGCGTAATACCAAGGACAAACGTGCTTTGGGTCTTCTCTACCGTGAACTAGTTCGTTAATTGTACCATCACGATCTAAGAATACTGCTTTTACCATTTTGTGGCCTTTACCTGAAGAACAGGATTAGATACTAAGCAATGCCAAACTACTGCTTGGAAAGCTTCTGAGTGAGGTGTAACTCTTTCGGCGTATAGCGGAGGAACAACTACAACATTATCACCCTGAGTTGCAGCGTAACCGTCTTTTCTACCAACGATACCTAGAACCTTTGCGCCGTATTCTTTTGCTAGATCAATAGCATTGATTAGCGCTAATGATACGTTCTTCTCTTTATTACCACCACCAACGGATAGAATAAAGATAGCGTCACGGCTACAGAAATGACTTGTCTTTAGATACTCATTGAATATAGTATCAAAGCCTTCGTCGTTTGTACGAGCAGTTAGTTCTGATACGTTATCGGTTGGACATAGAGCATCAACGCCACATAGCTTACGAAGATCGTTAACCATATGGGATGCATTACCAGCAGATCCACCAACGCCTAATACGAAGATGCGACCTGCGTGATCTCTAATATCCTTGATTGTCTTAGCTAGTTCTTCGATCTGATTCTTATCAATAGCATCAGAGATTACTGAAACTTCTGTGAAGTAATTATCGGTATGACTCATTATTGACTCTCATTCTCAATTCGCTTGATGAATAACCATGTCTACGCTCAACATAGACCAATTCGATCTTTCTTTCTTCGCAGATCTCTTGGCCGTAAATTAACTGACCCTTATACTCTTCGCCAAGAAATCTCTTTCTGACTTCTAGAACGCTTAACATATTAACTAGGTCAAGTTCTGTTTCGTAAGGAATAATCTGATCAACCCAACGGCAACCTTCTAGTTGAGCGTAGCGTTCAAATACGGTTTGGATTGGTTTATTCTTGATGGCGGGGCGGTCAATCGTGGGATCAGTTTGTAACCCCACGATTAGGTAATCGCACTGTCTCTTACAAGTCTCTAGCATAATAGAATGACCTGCGTGGAACAAATCAAAAGAACCAAAAGTGATTCCTATATTACGTCTATAGCAATCCTTTTCGGTCGAATAAGGATAAGCTTCAGGTATAGCAGTAGTACAATATCCAGTATTTAACATAACGAAGTTCCTTTTATTAGGCTTGACGCTCTAGGAAGTGATGATTAACTCTCGTTGGCAAGAAATAATCATCAACAAGCTGAAGAACAACCTGCTGATCGAAAGTCTTACACGAAAACACATCTAGGTAAATATCACCTGATTCGTCACAAAGGTGAGCGCAGATGTTACTCGTCTCAATGAGCTGAATTAAAGTATAACCAGCTTTATTTCCTTCACCAAAGTGAATTACTTGTGGCTCCCCATAGGCAACCATGTCGATTCTTTTTACTAATTCTTTAGCAAATTTAGTAATTGTTTCTGCGTTCGTAACTGCTTCTCTATTGCAGTCTCCAGCATTAACGATAAGGTGATAACCCCAGTAGGCGTTTTCGCTCATTCAATTCTCCTGAACGTTAGCGTTAAAGATGTTATTTATAACATTAAAACGCATCAAGAAATTCTACGTATTCGACGTTCTCAATACGGAAAGACTTCCATCCTCCGTTATCAAGATCCCATACGGCTACGGTTTCCTTGTTCTCAGGCTTATTGTGCATTTCGTCTAAATGCTCATGAATCGTCTGAGGTGGCAGAAGGTCTGGCTTGAGAGAGCAACGAAGCTCTCTCTTATCGCCATTTACCTTTGTGAAGTAAACTCTAACAGCGTTACTCTTTAAGTCTCTGATGAGATTATCACGATCAAAGGTTACTTTAGCCATCAGTTAGTCTCCAGTAACAAAGAACCGCTATTTGAATCTGTTACTAGATGTTCCTTCAACTGATTGAAACCACCGATGTTGAAACCATCGATTACAATCACTGGAAACGTCTTAGCTTCTGGGAACTTTGATAGAAGGATCTCACGAGTAAAGTCCTTATCCAACTTATACTCAACGAAATCTCTACCATGAATCTTAAGAAGCTGCTTTGACTGTTCACAGAAAGTACAGTTATCCTTTGAATAAATCTCAATACCCATATAGATAATCCTCCCAATATTCTTCTACATCATCCATGTTTGCTGGATCGTAACCTCTTTCAAACATGTCTGCGTTTACGAGTAGTTCTAAATCGCTGAATGCCATTTTTTATTCCTTATTTTGAGGAACTGTATTATAGCCTTTTTTCGGTAGAAGAAAAGCCTTTATTTGGTCTTAACATAGCTTGCTTTGATGTTTTTCTTCTCTAGAAGTTCAAAGCCACGTGGGAACAACCAATCCTGCTCTACGATCTTATCGTGATCATACATCCAGATATCATCGAATACGAATACTGCTCCAATTGGTGCACGCTCAGCAAAGAACTTGCATTCAATATCTAGCGTCTTGTTATCGTGAGGACCATCGAAGAATACAAAAGCATATTCATTCTCTAGCTTCTTCTCATCGTTATACACTGGAACACCATCATGATAACGCTTGAAAAACTCTGTATCTTCTAGGCAGAAGAATGTAAAGTTTAGACCGGCATTATATGCATAAAAGTATAG